TGTAACCAGTTTAGAGTACAGCACGGCTCAAGGGGGAAACATAGAATACCAAATCCAACTGCTAAAAGAGTGGCAGATAAAAAGGGAAGCCTACCAGTTCTCCCTTGAGCTAAACCAGAATAGTGCGTCCGATACTTATGACCCCTTAGAATTAATTGAGCGAATAGAATCATTCCATAGGAAGCTAAATGAGATTCTGACAACGGGGAGTATGAGTGGCGTTAAGACGCTCAAGCAGGTGTATATAGAAACCGCCGTCTATTTGAATAAAATAGCCTTATCCAAGGAGGGGATGATGGGGGTGTCAACGGGATATCCGGAACTGGATGCTGCACTGGCAGGATGGAAAAAGGGGGATTTGGTTGTTATTGCCGGACGCCCTGGCATGGGCAAAACCGCCTTTACGGTCAATTCATTGTATAGGGCGGCGGTATTCTATAAAAAGAAAGTTCTTTTCGTCTCCTTAGAAATGTCCAACGAGCAAATAGGAGTAAGACAAATCTCCATGCAAACGGGCATCAACAGCAAAACATTACAGCTACCCAAGCAAATAACAACCCAGGAGTGGCAGAGAATTCAGCGGGGCGAAGCCGGAAGCGGTCAGGAGAACTTCTTAATTTATACCCCTAAGCACAGTAACCCATCCGTGCTAATGGCCGAAATACGTTCCCTGGTCCATAAGCACGGAATTGAAGCAGTAGCCGTTGACTACTTACAACTCCTTACTCTTTCAAATAAGAAAAGTACGACAGAGGGTATTGGAGAAGTAACTAAGGGATTCAAGAATTTGGCAAAAGAACTGGAATGCCCTATCTTGCTTCTTTCCCAGCTCAACAGAAAGAATGAAGATCGCTCGGACAAAGAGCCTCAGCTATCAGACCTCAGAGCTTCAGGAGATATTGAACAAGATGCTGATACCGTCCTTATGTTGCACCGCCCCGAATATTATAAAATAGAGGCTTTCATGGATTCCGGAGAATCAACGAAGGGCATAGCCCAGGTGCTAATCCGTAAAGGAAGGCAAAGCGGTACGGGAGAAGTAAGGCTCAACTGGCAAGAAACCAATACCGTGTTCTATGGACAAGGAGAAACAGCAAGTGTGTACTACCAACCAGGAGGAGAAAGTGAAATACCATTCTAATACCGCCGACAAAAAGAATGGATTGCGGGTTTTGTCCTTATTCGATGGGATGAGTTGTGGGCAACAAGCCCTTGAAAGAATTGGCGTAAATGTTCTGGAATATTACGCAAGCGAAATTGACAAGCACGCAATTAAAGTAACACAACATAATTATCCCAATACAATACAATTGGGCGACGTAACGAAGGTAAATGGCTCGGATTTACCAAAGATTGATTTGCTCTTGGGTGGTTCGCCTTGTCAAAGTTTCAGTTTTGCTGGGAAACGCAAAGGGATGAGTACAAAATGTGAAACCGAAATATTGACACTTACTCATTACTTACAACTTAAAAGCGAATGTTACGAATTTGAAGGGCAAAGCTATCTGTTTTGGGAGTATATGAGATTGCTTAATGAAGTGAAACCAAAATACTTTTTACTTGAAAATGTAATGATGGGCGAAAAGTGGGAGAAGGTATTAAGCAAGGCAATAGGGGTAAAGCCAATTGAAATCAACTCTGCTTTGGTGTCGGCCCAGAACCGTAGAAGATTGTACTGGACAAATATTGGAATGCAACCAATGGGATTATTTGGCGAATTGGCAAGCATAATTCCACAGCCAAAAGACAAAGGGATATTGCTAAAAGATATACTTGAAAGCGACGTGCCAGATAAGTTTTATTTGAGTGATAAAATATTAAAAGGATTTGAAAATCATAATATAAAAAGCAAAGATAAGGGAAATGGTTTTGAATTTAAACCAAAAAATGATTTAGAAAAATCCAACTGCATTACTGCAAGGTGTTATAAAATGGGAGTTGATGACAATTATATAGTTGCCAGTAGGGGCAGAAACCCCGAAAGCCCTAAAAGCAGGGAAGCTGGATTAGAAACAGAACAAATGCTTGAGCCAAGATACGATGGGAAAACCAATTGCTTAACGAGTGTTCAAAAAGACAACTTGGTAATGCAATTAAATCCATCAACTGAAAGCGGAGGAAAACAACCGTACCAACAAAATAGGGTTTATGATACGAATGGCATTAGCCCTGCATTGTGCGCTAATAAAGCGGACTTGCTTATTAAAGAAAATACTTTAATTGATTTTAGCCACCAAAACGAAGGACTTAGATATTACGAAGGAAAGGCACCTACATTAACCCAAAGAAATTATAAAGAACCACACTGCATTTTTAAAAATTCATCTATCCGCCGCCTTACCCCAACGGAATGCGAAAGACTTCAAACCGTACCGGATAATGCAACTAAATCTTGTTTGTCAATAAATTATTTGTATATTTGTAACGAAACAAATGTAATCAAACAATGGCTACAAAATGCAGAATTGCAGAATGCAATACAAATATCGCAAGTAAAGAAACCGGATTATGCCACAAACATAATTTACGACTTCTTAGAACTGGAAAAACTGAAAGAGATGTTGTCGATAAGACAAAGAAATGCAACCACGATGGATGCGATAATATTCAGCAAACTTTTGAAGGATATTGCCTTACTCACTACAAAAGATTTATCAAATACGGAACATCTGAATTGCCTAAAAAATCTTTTCAGAGAGATGAAAAATGTAAATATTGTGATAAAACCATTGGCGAAAACAGAGGTGGGGCGAGAGGCATGTGTAATAAACATTACCAAAATTGGGTTAGACACAATGACCCTTTATACGCAGATAATAAACGCAGTGAAGTTAAATCAAGAGGGTATTATGGTAGAATTAATGGTAAGAACCGACACAGGATTAATATGGAAAATTCAATCGGAAGAGACATTGAACGTGGCGAAGTTATACACCATATCGACCTTGATAAAACAAATAATTCAATCGAAAACTTATTTTTATTCAAAAATCAAAATGAACATCAAAAGTGCCATATCCAACTTGAGCATATTGGAGCAGAATTATTTAAGCGTGGAATTATTGGATTTAAGGATGGAAAATATTTCATTAAATAGCGATACCCAGCGATACAAAATGTTAGGTAATGGGTGGACGATTGATGTCGTAGCCCACATATTATCTTACATAGATCGGGGGCAAAACCCTTGATTGAACAAAAAGAGGGGCGGGTTCGTACAAAGAAAAAATGAAAAGATACTTCATCACATTATTAAAAAAGATTCTCTGGCACTGGCAAATCTTCCAGAAGTACCAGAGCATAGCCCGCAACCACGACCATTGGGTTTTGTTAATCGTTTCCCAGGCGGATGCGGCCAAGTTGATGGAGGGAGAGCCTCAAACGATTAAGGTTGGGGTCTTGAAAAATATGAGTTCGCCAATACAAATGGAATTGTACCGAACCATGATTGAAACGACACGGGAGATAAAAAAGAAAGAGGTCGAAAAGATTCTGGCAAACCTGCATTTGAACGAAAATGAGGGCGGAATACAATGAAGAAGAAAGAAAAGAACCCTGATATTACCAAGATAAACTTATGTGCTAAGGGAACGGTAGAAATACAATCTTATAACAAAAGGGTAGCAATGGTTCCGTACAAAATAGGAGAAGAGCCTATGTACACCGTCCGGTTCAGAATTGTAGACAGAGAAAACGCCTATAAACCAGCGTGCAGACACGAAGTACTGAGAGATATTGTTAGGGAAACAACGATAGGGCTAACGGAAGCCTCCATAGAACACCTGTTTGTCGCCCATATCCTGTCCAAATACGGGGAAACGCAAGCCAAATTTGCGGCAATGTTTTTACAAAACTTGAAATCTTCCAATGAGGGGTGTCCAGAATCCCAAGGGTCAGAAAAAAATAAATGAAATTAACTAAGAAAACCCCGAAATGATTGATTTTCGGGGCGGTTGCCTGAAACCTTTTCCCAAAACCAACGTAATGAGGATGTATGGAACAAAAAGATTTTAAGAAGGGGCAGATATTGTACTGCCTTTGGAACACTGGTGAGGTAGATATGTGCGTATTTGCCCTTGGAGGGCCAGGAAACTTATTTGACTCGATACACAAGACCCAATTTAACCCCGATGGAAGTTTTCACAGTAGTTTTGCTAAATCGCTTGTTGGCTATTTTGAAGAAAACAAGTCTATCCAATGGCAATTAGCCACAATGGAGCAAATTGAACAGTACGGTTACGAGAAGCATCTTGGCGCTAAGTTACAATTTCCTGAAATTCAGCCAGAAAAGGCAGTGCACCTCAAAGAACAATTGAGGTGGATACCCCTATCTGAGCAATTGCCACCAGTGGGGAAGGATGTTGTGTTTGGGCGGTATGAATATGCCAGTGGTGAAAGATACGGCACGGGATTTATTACAGATGAAGGTAAGCCTCCATACCTATACAACGTTCGCCATTTATGGGAGCCTACCCATTGGTGCGACTGCTTACCAGATGCCCCTGTTTCAACAAAAAAGGAGGCGGTTGCAGAACCAGAAAAGAAAGAGGAACAGCCTAAGCCACAACGAGTTACCCTCGAACAACTGCTGACAGAGCCGAAGTACAGGAAGATGAGTGAGGAGGAGTTGGTGGATGTTGTTGGGAATAAACTTCTTTACGAAGATTATGAGGAACTTGAAGGTGGGACTGCCAGACCAAAAGCCCGTGTCCTCAAAGAAAAATGGGCTAAGGAAGAAGCCGAAAAAACCTGCATTCCAACAGAATTAGGGGCGGTATCAGAAACAAAAGAAGTATCCGCACAAATCAAAAGCCTAACCGCATGGGCAATCCCACAGCCCAAAGAAGGTGTAATAAGCACCTTTGAATACCAAGAACCACAACCAGCCAAAAAGCCATTCTCCGTATCTCAGGATATGTGGGAAGGGATGTCAGACCA